AAAGAGAGCTAAAAAATGACAAAAAAACTCAAATTGCCTGCGTTGCACATCGCGCAACAAAAGGTCTGGGACGGTCGCGCCCGTTATAACGTGGTTTGTTTAGGGCGACGTAGCGGCAAAACCGCGCTCGGCATCATGTTAGCGTTGGGTGCGAGTGGTTGCTGCGATTTAGCAATGGGCGCATTACAAGGCGTGCCAGTCGGTTGGTTTGCGCCGACTTACAAGGTTTTAGATTTAGCGTGGCGTGAATCAAAACAACGGTTAAATCCGATTATCACGAACAAAAACGAACAATCCAAACGGCTCGAAATTATGGGCGGTGGCACGATTGACTTTTGGTCGCTCGAAGATGAAGACGCGGGGCGTGGGCGTAAATATGCGCGGGTGATTATCGACGAAGCGGGCATTGCCAAACGTTTGCAGCCAACTTGGGAAAATGCTATCCGCCCGACGCTGACGGACTTAGGCGGCGACGCATGGTTTTTATCAACGCCAAAAGGACGTAATTATTTTTATGACTGTTACCAACGCGGCATCAACAATCAGCACAACTGGGCATCGTGGCAAATGCCGACCGCCTGCAATCCGTTTATCAATCCCGCCGAAATAGAAGAAGCGCGACTCAACCTGCCTGAACGCACTTTCCAACAAGAATACCTGGCGCAATTTTTAGACGATGCAGGTGGTGTATTCCGCAACATTCGAGCCTGTACTTATGACATCAAAGGTGCGGATTGGTGGCGTGCCGAACAAAAACAAAACGACGGACGGGCTTACGTTATCGGCGTTGATTTAGCGCGAGTCGAGGATTTTACGGTGATTACCGTTGTCGATGCGCGTGACCGCAAAATCGTAGCCATCGACCGCTTTAATCAAGTCGAATATGTCATGCAATTAGAGCGACTGGTCGCTATGTCGCAACGCTTCAAGGGCGCACCGATTCTGATTGAATCGAACAACACGGGTATTCCGTTTATTGAGTTGGCACACCGTCGCGGTTTGCCTGTTCGCCCTTTTCAAACCACCAACGCCAGCAAAGCCGAAATCATTGAAAAATTAGCCATTGCCTTTGAGCAAGGCACGATTTCAATTCCCGATTATGAACCGTTGATTAACGAGCTGATGTGTTTTGACCAAGAACGGCTGGCAGGCGGTTCGATTCGTTATTCCGCACCGCACGGGCAACACGATGACACGGTCATGTCGTTAGCCATTGCGTGGCATGGCGCGGCTGGTATGGCGCAATCCAGCCCGATTAGTTCGACCACACGGAGGTTTTAAAATGTCAGCACCGAAAGCACTTTATAACGAACAAGCGATTGATTATTTGCTCAACAATCTGCTGCAAATGGCAGACACCGACGAGACGCTAAAAAAGCTGGGCATCCATCGCAAAGAACTCCGCGCTCTCGAATCTGACGACGAGATTTATGCCGCAATTGAAACTCGCCGCGAAGCCTTAATTGCTACGCCGTGGCGGTTGGAATCTGGGCTGGTTCGACAAAATAACTTCTTGTGGCGTGAAATTGAACGGGTGATTACTGCCACATTACGCGGGGCATTTAACGCGGTTTTATACGGCTACAGCGTGCAGGAGGTGATTTATCAGCAATTACCTGATGGCAGAATTGGTTTAAAAGAAGTTAGTGAAAAGCCGTTTGAATGGTTCGAGCCTAAAAGCAACGGCGATTTGATTTACCGTTCGATGCTCGACCCAATGGGGACGACGGTTGATACGCAATACAAATTCCTGCTCGCAATTCGCAACGAAACTTACCGCCAACCTTACGGCGAAGCGTTGTTGTCACGGCTTTATTGGGCATGGTTATTTCGTGTGAACGGTTGGAAATTCTGGGCTAAAAACCTCGAACGTGCTGGCATTCCGTTTTTAAAAGGCACAGCACCCGATATGCCTTTGCCCGACGGCACGCCTGCCGTTGATAGATTATCGACGGTGTTAAATGCGGCGGTGCAAAACGCCACGCTGGCATTGCCCGATGGTTGGACAGCAGAATTTATGAGCGTGCAGCAAAACGGCGCGACCTTTGAACAATTTGAGCAGGCAATTTTAAAACGCATTCAAAAGGTTATTTTAGGTCAAACGCTTACGAGCGACGTAGGTTCAAGCGGTTCATTTGCAGCAGCGAAAGTGCATCAATCGGTACTCGAGGACAGAAAACGGGCAGACATTCGGTTGGTTTCAAAAAACGTGCAGTCGTTGGTCAATGCACTGCACACGTTAAACGGATTTACGGGCGAGCCACCGACGTTTGTCATGGAAGACAACACGGGCTTGGATATTGACCGCTCCGAGCGTGATTCAAAGCTGGTTAGCGCAGGGATATTGAAACTCACACCCGATTATTTGTTGCGAGTTTATGATTACGAAGACGGTGATTTTGAGATTCCGCCAGCCGTTTTGCCAAACTCCAATCCGCCAATTGGCGGAACGAAATCTACGAACTTTGCCGCATCCAACCAGCCGATTAAATTTACATCAGAGCGGGACGTATTTTTGGGAACAATTGTTCCCAAATTCACGCCGAACCAACAGGAAATTGAAACGCTCGCCGACGAGGTGTTGGCAAATTTAAAAAGTCCGATTCCCGAAGGTTCGATTTTCAACGCCATCAAAGCCGCGAGTGATTATGAAGACCTTGCCAATCGTTTAGCGGTTCTTTTTGACGAAACCGACACCGCCGAATTTCGCCAAGTTTTAGAGCGAGCCACGTTTGCTGCTGATTGCATTGGTTTCGCTCATGCCAGATAGTCCAGCGTCCGTTGGGTTTAACGTCCCGTTTGAAGAAGCGATTGCAGCAATGGAAGCGCGAGGGATTGCGTTGCCCGCGCAATACTATGGCGAATTTCAAGGTATTCAGCGGCAGTTAAACTTCTCAATCGCGGGCGTGGCAAGCCTTGACCAACTTCAAGCCGTCCTGGATTCGCTGACCGCAAAATTAGCGGATGGGCAATCGTTCAAGCAATGGCAGGATTCAGTTGCGGTTCAGGACTTAGGTTTGCCGAAACACCGCCTCGACAACATCTTTCGCACAAACATTCAAAACGCCTACAACCGTGGGCATTGGGAGCAGTTCAAAGAAAATGAAAAATTCGCCCCGTACCTTATGTATGACGCTATTAACGATAGTCGCACTCGTCCTTCTCATCGCGCTCTCGACGGTGTTATTCGCCGTGTTGATGACCCGTTTTGGGATACTCATTATCCTGCAAACGGGTACAGGTGTAGATGTTCCGTTGTTTCACTCACTGAAAAACAAGCACAAGCCCGCTCGAACGGTGACAACGGTTTAAACAAAAAAGTCGAACCAGACAAAATGAAGCCCGACAAGGGCTGGGACTACAACTGCGGCTCGGATATTACGGCTGGTATCAACAAAGCAATCGCCGACAAGATGACAAAAGCTGCCGCTAAAACGGTCGAGCCAAAGTTGGCAAAAACACTCAAAAAGAAAATCATTGTGCCAAAGGACGACCCGCTGCACGCTGATAAAATTGTCGCTAAAACGCCAGCAGATGCTCCGCCAAAGGCAATCCCCAAAGGAAAACCAGCATCAAAAATAGCCAGCGAAACGCCACAAAACCATCCATCAACTAAGGCGTGGTCAAAGGAACATATTGATAAAGTTCAAAAGGCGTTCCCGTATAAATTTCAAGACGGCGTGTTTAATCCCGACCTTGTAAAAACGGGCAACAAAATCAAAGATACAAAAACGGGCGAAACGTGGGATTGGGACGATGTGAAAAAAGAAGCGTCCCCTGGAAGCGGCGCAAAACCAAAAACAGTGTTGAAAAAGCCCGCTCTTGTTGCTGCACCGAAACCAGCACAAGTTTCAACACCAACGAAAAAATTAGCCAGCGAAACGCCACAAACAGACCCAGACACAAAGTATGTTACCGCTGAAAATCTCGACAAACTTCAAATCTCGCACCCATATAAATTTCAAGATGGCGTGTTAAATACAAAAATCGTGAAGACTGGCAACAAAATCAAAGACTCCGTAACCGAGGAGAGCTGGGATTGGGACGACGTGAAAAAAGAAGTCGTCCCAGGAAGCTACAAAAATCCCAAGGCGGAACTCAAAGGGGCGCAAAAAGACCCAATCGCTGCGACGTGGGACAGTGGCACATTAAAAGCGATGAAGTGGAAGTTCCCAGAAAACTTTGATGACAAAGGAAACTGGGTCAATCTTTCATTGTCCGACCCAACGCCATCAATGGCAAAAATCAAGGTGACGGTCGGCAAAGAGTATGGTGACCTTCACTATAAAAATTACACTTCAGTTGATGCGAAAGAACTCCAGGCATCACTCGATTTTTATGATGTCGATGACGGGTATTTCGATAGACCAAGATATAGAAACGGAGTGGAATACGCGAGAACGATGGGTTTGTCAGAGCTTGAGCATAAGGCGGTTTATTCATACACTGAAAACAAAGTGTTCGGAAGACTGAACGCCGTGAATGGGGAATGGGCGACGCACGTCGTCACCGCAGAAGAGAAAAAAGCTGCTGCAACATTCACGGACGTGCTAAATAAAGCGTTGAAAAAACTAGACGTTCATTCGGGAGTAGTCAGGCGCGACCTGTCGCTGTCTCCAAAACAACTTGAAAAATACGCCGTAGGAGAGCAAGTTACTGAAAACCACTTCTCAAGCACAACGAAAAAAATGACTGGGATACCGCATTTCAGGGACGATGGAAATACTGTGTTTTTCTTTGACTTGAAAAACGGCTCAGGTTCGGAGATAAGTATGCTGTCAGAATACGGCGGCACAGAGAGCGAAATCCTTATTCAAAGCGGGCGCAAATTTGTTATCGAATCAAACGAGTTCGACAAAAAAGAGAACAGGCAGATTGTTAAATTGAAGGAGGTATAAAATGACTAATTTAGAAAAAGCACAGGCGTGGGTTGACAGCCGTAAATCCGAAGGTGGTAATGAGAACCCGCACGCTGTACTCGCAGATTGGGAGGCAGTAGCGCGACGCTCAAGAATTAACATCGACGACTATGCGGACGAAAAATACGGGTGGGTTCTACGCGCCATCGAGCTTGCTAACAGTGACGACCCATTTTCAATTATGACAGCGTCGGAGCTGGCGTTTGCAGAAAGAATGTGCGACCGCGAACCGCGTGTTTATTTAGAGGGCGCGGCTCTCGAAGAACACCGCAAAGGGATGGCGGCGGCACGGGCTGAGGTGGAGGCGGCGAACGAAAGAAGCAGACTTGAACGCCTAAAAAACCCACCCGTAACAATGAAAGTTGAGACGTTCGAGGACGTTTTTGGATGAGCGACCTTACCGTTCAAATCGACAACGCTGAGATGCACGCAAGGTTGCAGCAGCTAGGCAACTCCGTCACCAATTTGCAACCAGCAATGCGCTCAATCGGGCAAAGTTTAAAATCTAACATTCGTCTTTGTTTCATTGATACCAAATCGCCTGACGGTATCAACTGGAAGGTGTTATCGCCTGCGACGATTGCGAATCGGCGCGGTGGCTCAAATGTGCCACTCAACGACACGGGCGTTTTAAAAAACTCGTTCACGGTTCAGGCAGGCGCACAGTCGGTCACGGTTGGCACAAACGCCCCGCAAGCCGCGATGATGAGCTTCGGTGGCAACAAGGCGCAATTCCCAAATTTGTGGGGGGATATTCCCGCCCGTCCTTTTATGCCAACGGCGGCTTTGCCAAACCAGTGGGCTGAGGACATCGTGGACATTATTGAGCAGCACCTAACCATGCACTAAGCAGCCAGCGCGGTACTAAAAAAACTTTCTGAAAGCCTCGTAGCCCCAGTGCTACGGGGCTTTCTGCGTTTTAACGATTCGATTTATTTTTTTAACTTGCTGACAACGTAAATTGAATGGCAATGTGTGTCCCGACGGCACGAAAAAGCCTTTTAAAACAACGAACTACAAAGGAAAAGACCATGAGCGTATTAAACGAAGCAACAAAAGCAGAATTTCAAAAATTGAAAGACGCACACGCACAAACAGGCTGCTTGGCTAAAGCAAGACGCGCTACCAACCTGACATTCAGCCAGCTTAAAGAACTCAAACAAGCGGGTTTGGTAACAGGCGAAGCGAAGTTTGACATCGGCTCACGCCAACCAAGATTCATTTTTAAACTCACAGGCATCGCGGCTTAAACCACAACGGCGGGGCGAAAGCCCTGCCAACCAAAACTACAAAGGAAAAGACCATGAAAACATTAACAGCATCGACACACCGCAAATTCTTATCGCTCATCTTGGCATTTAAAGAAACCAACGACATCGCAGCAGCACAACGCGAATCGAAACTTACCGCAAACCAAGCGGAAGACTTGAAGTTCGCGGGATTGATAACGGGCAAGATGCGCTACAACAACCAAAACAAAGCGACCTTCGTAATCTGGGGCATTAACTAAACAACAAGCGGCGGGGTTAAACACCCCCGCCCACTCAACCAAAAAAGGAAAGGCAATGAGCAAAAAATTAAATGAAGAAGCTAAAAAACAACTGGATTTGATGACAAGCATCGAATTTGAACTCGACGAAAATGGCGACATCAACACCGACCGCGCAAACGACGTAATTTTCGAGGCGGCAAAAAAGGTCGTTGCGGTGCTTGGTGAAAACTACGAAGTTTCGGCAGGCGAATTAAAAGAAGCCGCCACAGCGTTCGGCGAAGTTGGACAGGCGGTCGTTGAAATTGCCGACGAGTTCAACGCAAAAACAATCACCCAGGTAATCAACGCCATTTTGTTTGAACTCGCAACCAGCGGGCTGCACCAAGAGCAGTTCCCAGGCACGCCGAACCTAAACGAAACGCTGGCGCAGGTCATCACGGCATTGTGTGCTGCCAAAGCGGCGCAGGACATAACCGAATAAAACCAGTGGCGGGGCGAAAGTCCCGCCCAACCCAAAGCCCACCGAAAACAAAAACAGGGTGGGCAGTGCGGTACTAAAAAACTATTTCAAACGCCATGTAGCCCAAGCGTTGCGGGCTTTGTACGCTTTTTGGTTTTCTTAACTTGCTGACCACGATGGTCAATGGCAATGTGTGTCCCGACGGCACGAAAAAGCCTTTTAAAACAACGAACTACAAGGGAGCTAACATGAGCGCAAGAATTAGCAACAAAACAAAAAGAAACTTTGAAACCTTTATGGCTGCCTACAACAGCCTTGGCAAAGACATCGAAAGAACGGTAAGACGCTGCGGACTTGGCTACGACGAACTAAGCGACCTCGTTAACAAAAGACTTTTAAAAGGCAAATGGGTGAACGTTGACGCAAACACAAACAACGAACTTCACATTTTAGGTATCGCCTAAAAAACCAGCGGCGGGGCGAAAGCCCTGCCAAACCAACAAAAAGGAAAGACAATGAAAATCAGAAATCCTGCTTGCTGCACTTGCGGCAACATTTCACTTGAAAAACGCTTAGAAAAATACATTGAATGCCCTTACCACGACGGCGAAATAGAAGGTGAAGTGGTCGATTGGATTGAGGTCGATGACCCACCACACAACGAGATTGAGGCAACAATTAAAACAACCAATCCGCCAATTGGCGGAATTTACGAAAGTAACCACCCAAAATATGCAGGCTTCGTCATCAAAGAAGAAGATGCGGGGTTTTGCTACCTTGGCGGCATGGGTGATTGGATTGTCTATGCCACTCCATTCAACGAGGATGGCGAACCTTATTACATCAACGCCCAGCCCCAGCGTTTTATGATGGGACGCGACGTTGGCGACTTTATCCCAGACGAAATCGAAGTGAGCGATGAGTGCTACCAAGCCTTTATGGCAAGCCAATAGCACCACCGATGTAAAAACACAAAAGCCTGACGAACTGTCGGGCTTTTTGTTGCCTATTTTTCGCGTACTTTACTAAACCATGCGATTAGAAAAACCCAAGCGTGACGGGCAATCTAACGCGCATGAAAACACAAAATCAAATCCTCCATTTCTTAGCTGACTTCCAGCTTTCAAAACCTACAACCACAGGTGAGCGCACCTTTAGCGGTGTTGCCTATGCTGGTGGTGTTATTACTGACCATTCATGGTTTAACGCGGTTGCCTTTGATTTATCAACCACCACCGCAGAAACACCACTCCCATTGCTATTTAATCATCACGGCTCGCCTATTGGCGTAATCGAAACCGTAACCATCGGCACACAAATCGAAATTGCGGGGCGTTTATTCGCTGACATTGACGACGTTGCTAAAGACATTGCAGCCAAGGCAGACCGTGGCATCAAATGGCAGCTGTCGGTCGGTATCTTCCCTGCATCGACTGAAAACCTCAACGGAACACAAACCCACAGCATCAATGGGCAATCGTTCACGGGCGAACTCGCCCTTTTGAAAAACAACCGCATAAGAGAGGTGTCGTTTGTCACGATGGGTGCTGACGACAAAACCTCCGCCACCGTCTTTAATTCTCAACCCAAACTACCACCAAAGGATTCAAAAATGGCATTAACCCCCGAACAAATTACTGCATTGCAAGACGAAAACAAGGCGTTAAAAAAACAATGCGCTGATATGAAAACCCAGCTCGATGAGCTGCAAGCGGAAACAAAAAAAGCTGTGAAATTCGCTCGTGAATCAGAGATTAAATCGTTGTTCACCGCATTAGGTCGTGAATACAGCGAATCGACTGCTGCACCGTATTTAAGTTTTAACGCAGAGCAATTCAAAACCATTTCTGCCGATTTAATCGCGCAAAAAGGTGAACAAAAACCCAACCTGCCCGCGCATTTATTCGGCACACAAGCCGCTGACGGCGCAGAAAAAACCACCGAGCCAGCGATTAACACGTCGGCAATTTACCACCAAATGAACGCAAGAGGTTCTAACTAATGGCTATTAAAACAGAGGGCGTTTATGGCGCGGAGTTCTTGCTTTCGAGCGAGGAAACTTTGTCAGTTGAAAAAGTGACTTTAATCACTGGGCAAAACTTAGTGGTTGGCACCGTGCTTGGCAAAATCACCGCGTCAGGAAAATACACGCTGCACAACAATGCGGCGACCGACGGTAGCGAAATTGCCAGCGCGATTTTGCGAAACAGCACCGACGCGACCACCGCCGACACAGCCTGCACCGTGTTGACGCGCATTGCCGAAGTGGCTGGCGCGAAACTAATCTTTAAAGCAGGTATCACTGCACCAAACAAAACCGCTGCGATTGTCGCTTTGGCAACTCAAAACATCATCGTGAGATAAAAAATGATTATTGACCCATTTAAAGCCGACGGTTTTACGCTTACAAGCCTTACCGCTGCAATTAACAACATCCCTTACACGCCAACAGTTATCGCCGAGAACGGTTTGTTTCAAAGCGCGGGTATTTCAACGCTCGACGTTACCATTGAATCTGATGGCAAAACTATCGGTTTGGTTTCGGTGCAGCCGCGTAACGCGCCGCCACAAGTCGTGCTTGGCGATAAGCGTTTAATCCGTTCTTTCAAAGTACCGCATTTGCCTGAGCGTGCGACGATTATGGCGGATGAGGTTCAGAGCGTCCGTGCCTTTGGTAGCGAAAGCCAAGTGCAGACAATCAACACAATTCGTGATGAACGCCTTGCCAAAATGAAGCGTCAAATCGAATACACCATCGAGGCGCACCGTTTAGCAGCCATCATGGGTAGTTATTACGACGCGGCGGGGAATCAATCATCGTTATTTACTGAATTTGGCGTATCACAAACTACTGTTAGTTTTGCATTAGCTACGTCAACAACAAAAGTTCGCATAAAGGTTCAAGAAGTGATTGATGCCATCGAATTGTCATTAGACGGCTTATCGTTTAGCGGCATTAAGGTTTATTGCGGTGCGACATTTTGGAAGAACTTAATCGAACACGACGCGCTCAAATCTACCGTGTTGAATTGGAACGCGGCGGCTGATTTACGCAACGACCCACGCAACCCGATTAGTTTTGGCGGTGTTTCGTTCGAGCGTTATCGAGGTACATCAGCGGTAAAAATTCCTGATAACGAAGCCTACGCTGTGCCACAAGGTGTGACGGATTTATTTATTTCGCGTTTCGCACCAGCTAACTATTGGGAAACCGTGAACACCATCGGCTTACCGTTTTACGCAAAGATTGAACCGCTCGAAATGAACAAAGGCGTGAACATCGAAGCGCAATCAAACACGTTGAACTTATGCACCCGCCCAGCGGCGGTTATCAAATTAACGGAAGCGTAAATGTACTGCACCGAAGCTGATTTAATCGCTCGCGGTTGGGGTGAGGAGGTCGCAGGATTATCCGACAAGACAGGCGAAATGGGTGGTGATGTCAACGAGGCGATTTTAAATCAAGCCATCGCGGATGCCAGTGCCAAAATCGACAGCTATCTTGTCGGCTTGATTGCCATCCCCATTGCAACACCCAGTCCTTATGTTGTTCGGTGCGCGTGCGACATGACGCGGTTTTATTTGTATGACATCGGCGTTATTCCAAATGTGCGGCTGGCTTACGAGGAGGCAATTGCTTTCTTTGAGCAGGTGCATTTGCACAAGTCGTCTTTATTGGCGTTGCTTGGTGTCCCGCCGCTTGATGCACCGCCTGCTGTTGGTTTGCAAGTGCCAAAATTATCAGCACCCGCGCAGATATTCACCAACGATTTGTTGGACAGAATGTAATGGACATTAACGATTTCGTTGAACGCTTAAAAGACGAATGTCCGTCATTGAATGACAAGGTTTATGTGGTGTCTGATTTTGACATTGAAATGCCAACATCAATCCAACCGCCTTATGCGTTCGTTATTCAAATGCACGAAGACGGCGGCGAAATCACCAACGGCAAACTGAATCAGCGCGGTTATTCCCAAGAGATGACGGGGCAAATCGGCGTGGTGATTGCGGTCAAAAGCGTCAAAGATTTACGCGGGGCAGAAAATAACAATTTGCTGCAAGAGATTCGCGCCGAAACCCACGAGGCATTGCGCGGTTGGCAAGCCCCAGGCACAACGGCGCGGGTCACATTCATGGCTGGTAAAGCCACCTATTACAAAAACCTCACCACCTATTGGAGTGACGTTTTTCAAACAAAATTCATTTTCAAAAGTAACCAATTTTAAACACCGAGGATTTACTCATGGCAGCATCACAAGAAGCAATTTTATTAAAAGGCGATGTGCTTTTTAACCGCCTTTTAAACGGCACATATCAAGGTTTTGTTGATTTAAACGCAGGCGCGTTATCTATCAAAATGAACTCAAAACAGCTCGACGCAATTTCAAAAGGTCGCGCAAATTACGGTATGCCACGCGCAACTGCAATCTTGCCAGAGCCGTCTGACTTAACGCTCGAATTCAACAAGGCATCGCCGAAAGCGTTGGCAATGGGACTTCAAGGTTCAGTCGTGGCATTTACCCAAGCGGCAGGTGCAGCCGTTGATGAAGTTGCCACAGCGGTAAAAGGTGGCTGGATGGATTTGATGTTCCGAAACGTAGCGGCGACAGGTTTGACGGTAAAAAACACCGCAGGCGCGGTCACTTACGTTAAAGATACCGATTACACCGTTGATTATGTAGCAGGACAGATTTTTGTATTGCCAACATCGGCGATTACCGATGGTCAATCGTTGAAAGTGTCTTACACCTACAACGCGGTAACAGCAGAATCAATCAAAGGCGGCACGCAAGCGTCGGTTCGCGGCATGATTCACATGAAAGGTCAGAACGTATTTGCTGACGACGCACAAATTGAAATCAAAATCTGGGACGCGGTTTTAACCTCCGAATCAGCGATTGATTGGTTGTCTGAAAAGCCCATCGACATCAAATTGAAAGGTCGCATGGTTATTCCCGAAGGCAGACCCGAACCGTTTGAAGTCTTGACCAACTTCGCAAACGCTTAAACCATGCGGCTCGATAATTTAACGCTCCCAGAGGACTTGATTTGGGTTGACGAATTCGATTGGTCGCCCGTTGAGCAATCACAGTCTTACTCTGTGACGGGGGCGTTGATTATCCAAAGCGGCACGAAACAAGCGGGGCGGCTGATTACCTTGTCGGGCGATTCATCGTCTGGGTTAATCAGTCGCGCCGACTTAAAACTGCTGCAAATCAAATCAAACACTAATCCCACAATGGTTTTGACGCTAAACGACACGCGCACGTTCAACGTCATTTTCAACCATACCAAAAACCCGATTGAAGCAAAGCCGTGGATTGATTATTCAACCCCCGACGATGCGGATTTCTACACCTTAAAAATCAATTTATTGGCGGTTTAATATGGCTGATTTAATTACACGAATCATCATTAACGCCCGCGATAATGCGTCGGCAACATTAGGCTCAATTCAGGAAAATGCGGGCAAGTTAGCAACTGCATTGGCTGCTTACTTCACATTTGACACCTTCAAAGATTTGGTTAATAGCGCGGCAAAGTTTGAAAAAGAACTCGATGCCGTAGCTGCGAAAGGCGGATACACGTCCGAGGAAATGAAAAAGCTGTCCGAGTTTGCTACCACGGTTGGTGTTGAATTCGGTCGGTCAGGAACGGAAGCAGCTCAAGGCTTGACCATTTTAGCGGGCGCGGGTTTGTCAGCGTCCGAGGCAATGAAAGCACTCCCCAGCGTTTTGGCTGTTTCTGCATCTGAATCGGTATCGATGGAAGTCGCCGCGTCGGGCTTGATTGCCACCGTTGGCATCATGGGCTTGAAATTTAGCGACACTGCCCGTGTTGCCGACGTTTTAACCAAAGCTGCCAACCTTTCAGACGCTTCCGTTGTTGGCTTAAATGAATCTTTCAAAGGCGTTGGCGCACAAGCAGCGGCGGCAGGATATTCTGTCGAACAAACCGCAGCAATGCTCGATGTGTTGGCAAAGTACGCACTCAAAGGCGAAGTCGCAGGCACGGGGCTTGGCGCAACATTAACGGCGTTAAACGACCCGACATCAAAGGCGCGTGTTGAACTTTCAAAGCTGGGCATCAATACGTCCGATGTTGGCTTGGCGATGGACGGCATGAAAAAGGCAGGCGTAAGCAGTGCATCTGCCATTTTGGCGTTTGGCGATACCGCGAAATCGACCGTCTTAGCGTTAATGAAAGAAGGCTCGCCAGCGTTAAAGAAATTCGAGGAGGATTTAGTCAGCGCGGGCGGTGCGTCACGTCAAACCGCTGCCACAATGACTGCGAATTTCGAGGGTGCAAAAGAAAAGATGTTCGCTGTGTTCGAGAATCTAAAAATCACTCTCGGAACGCCAATTTTAGAACCGCTAACGAGCGGGTTTAATAAGTTCTCAACATTTGTAACGGGACACGTTCCGCTGCTGGTAACGATGTTTGAATCCCTTGCGGTTGTAATGGGAATCAAAGCGGTGCAGGCAATTATCACTATGACCGCCTCGCTTTCGGGTTCAGCCGTTGCGTTTGGTGCTTCCCAACTAGCAGCGGCACGAGCGGCTTTATCAACTGATATTTTCGCCACGGCAACCACCCGTGCCGCAACAGCCGTCGGGCTTTTAAGCAGAGCCATTCCTGTATTTTTAGCGTTTGAAGTGGGTAAAACAGTCGGCGATTGGCTTACCAAATTCGAGGGCTTTAGGATTGGTACGCTGAACATCACACAGGGCGTTATCGGCATGGGCATCGCCATAAAAAGCGTGTTCAACGGTGATGTTTTAACAGCGGAAGGTCGGGCGAAATACGCGGCTGAAATCGCATTTTTGGCGAAGTCGTTTGATGAGCAAAGATTGGCAGCAACCAATGCAACGATAGAAGAACAAAAAAACAATGCGGCAAAAATTGAAGGAATCAAAGGCGTAGAAGCCGAAAAGAACGCCGCCACCGCAAAAGAAGTTGAACGTATGGCAGCAGCACGCCAACAAGCGGAGCAATTTGCCGCCACAAAACTCGCAGCCCTGAAAGAAGAATCGTCAGCGATTGATGCCCGATACAAATTAGCAAACGAAGCAATTGCTCAAAACCTAAAGCTCGACATTGAAGCAAATCACGCCCTTGTTCAAAGCACTGAGCAGCGTGAAAAATCAGAAACAGACCTGATTATCGCAGCAAGCGATAAGGTCATGGGTGTTTTAACCGAAGCCGCCAATAACAAAAAGGTTTTAGCCAAGGCGGTTTATGATT